TAAGTACCGTGCACTTAAGAACAATCTTAAGTTCTACGCAGGTACAGATGCATTCGGCGGAATCGTTAAGAATAACGGTACACTCGCTGATGCAGTTGCAGAAGCATTCTCAGGCCAGATGCCAGGATCAACCCAGGCAAACCGCCAATCATACCTTGATGGTATCGGACAGACATTCGGTGGAGCACGTACAACTCGTGTTCTCGGAATTGAAGTTCAGGAAGTTCCTTACTACCCAGCAGGCTATATCGATTTGACATTCCCTGCAAACCGTGTATGGGGATTCCAACGCGACATCACTGTAAACCGTGAGTACGTAGCAAAGAAGGACACAATTGAATACACAGTATTCGTCCGCTTTGGTATTCAATGGGAAGAAGAGGATGCAATTGCATTCGCTGACGCTGCAGCAGAGTAATCTGTAAACAGTACCTTTAATGGGGGGCGGGAGTTCACTCTCCTGTCCCCCTTAATACTTTAATGATATAATACAAACAAGGAGGATACAAATGGAAAATAATAACCCGTTTTCAGAATACAAAGCAAAGATGCAAGAGAACCTTGATCAGCCAGTAGTTGAGACAGTAGTAGAGCCAGTTGTAGAGCCAGTAGTTGAACCAGTAGTTGAGGTAGCAGTCGAATCAGCAGTTGTCGAAGCACCAGCAGCAGAAGAGCCAGTTCAGTCACTAGGATTTACAGATACAGGTGCTATCGGATCAATGGCAGCAGATGGTCCAAAGAGAGATATTAAGCCAGCACAAGGCCTTGGAGACAAGGTTGCCCTATACTCAACAAAGAACGTTCGTTGGGAAGAGGCAAATGGAGCAGTTTATAGAGGCGTTAATATTGTAACAAAAGACCAAGCAGATAAGTGGCTAACTCGTTCACATGTTCGCATTGCAACACCCGAAGAAGTCCAAAAGAGTTTAGGGTAATTAAAGATGGAAATATTGAGAGTTTCGCCATATGCAGATATATCTGTTGATTTTGTAGTTCCTACGGGAATAACATCATCACCTATAACTGTTACCATAACGGATATGGCGGATCTTTCAGTATCAACATTAAACTTTTTAAATAAATCAGCAGGAAATATTCTTGATATAACTTTACCAGGAAACTACGATTCCTCTTATAGAGTCGAAATTGTTAAAAATCTTGGGGTAGTTGGAGAAGTAGTTCTTCAAGATGAAACCTATGAGATTGTAAGACCATATGTAGACCCATCAAAGAAAGCAACAACAGCATCAGACATTTCAGCCTATGCCTTAAATGAAGAAATTGCAAGAGCAATTATAGATTCTATTGTTATTGAAGGATTTTATTACAAGAAGAAGGTTCTTCATTTTACGGGAACTGGAGCAGACTATCTGCCAATCTGGGACGACGTAAAGAAAATTTTAGCGGTATACGAAAACAATAAACTAGTAGAGGATAGACAATACGAAGTATCGTCAGACAAGACAGCAATTATTGAAAAGTCCTCTGATAACATTAATCGTGCAGAATCTTCTCCACTAGTTTTGCCTGCAGCAGCATCAGATTCTTTAGATCCACAGTTTATCTATAGAGGGTTTGGCAAAACATGGGATTACCTAATAACTGTTGAGTATGGCCACACATCAGTACCATCAGACATCGTTAGAGCAACAGAGATACTAATCCATGACATAGAGTGTGGAAAGTTAGATTATTACAAGAGATTTATTTCTTCTTACAACACAGATCAATATAGAATTCAGTTTGATAAAGGTCTTTTCGAAGGAACAGGAAACATAATTGTAGACAAGATACTTTCAAAGTATACTAAGTCTATTACAAAACTTGGGGTGTTATAATGACAATTTGTGAAACTCCAGACTTTATGTTTCCAATGCAGGCCTCCCTTTATCATCCAATTGTTGAGCAAGGAGATTTCGGAGCAATCAAAAAGCAATGGGTTTTAGATAGAACTTTTGCCTGTAGTTTTTCATCAGGAGGTTCAGCATTTAAAGAAGATGTAAAGCCAAATGTAAACATTACCCAAAACTCACTTTTAGTTGGAAGAACAAAGTCAGACATAAGAATATCTTCAAGAGACAATAAAAATGCACTAACAAATATATTAGTAACAGACATAAGAGATCAAGAAGGAAACCTTATTTATATGGAGACTGCTGGTGTTCGAACTGGCAAACCAACTCTTTTTGAAATAGCAACCTGTGAACCCTTTGTCGGGCCATTCGGAGTTGTTGAGTCATTCAAGTTAGTTATTAGAAGATCAGAAAATCAATCAGGTGACCTATGAAACCAGTCTATAACTCTAAGAAGTTTAAGAAGGAAATGAACAACATAATGAAGTATTCAGTTGGCTTCCTAGACGGTGTTCAAAAAGGAAAGACTCCATTCTTAAAATCTTTAGGAGTCGATGCAGTTGAAATAATGAAGCAGTTCGTAGACTCAAATGCAAGAGTAAATCCATCAATGCTCCATCATATCTATGAATGGAACAGAACAGGAAGTCCAGCAGCAAGATTATACGATATAAATTTTACAGTAAGCAACATTGGACTATCTTTTAAATCATCATTCCGTCAATCAGAATCAATCCAGGATGGATCAAAAACACCATTTTATGACAAGGCAAGAATTATTGAGAATGGACTTTCTGTAGTTATTAAGCCAAGATCATCAGAGGTCCTGGCTTTTGAAGAAGATGGAGAAATGGTGTTTACAAAAAAACCAATTAGAGTTGCTAATCCTGGAGGCGTTGAAGCACAGGGTGGATTTGAACAAACTATGGATCTATTTTTTAATAAATATTTTTCACAATCATTCTTGAGAACTAGTGGAGTTGCACAATATCTTGAAAACCCAGTAGTATATAAAAAGAATTTAAGAGCAGGCAAAGCAAGAGGAAGAAGCAAAGGGCTTTCAACTGGATACACTTGGGTTGCTAATGCAGGGGCAGGTGCATAGTGGCTGCAGTAATCCATCATCCCCCAACAATTATTAATGCTTACTTGGCAGATAAGATAGGTCCAAGTTTTGGTTCCTCTGGAACAACTTATTTTTTCCCTACGCTACCTACTCAGATAGATGATCTTATAAACACATTCCCACAAAGTAATGGTGTTTTCGGTGTGTACGATAGAATGTTTAAAATGAGAAGAGAGGCTTTCCCATATATTAAGTGCGAGCAACTACTGTATTATTTTTATTCTGTAGGAGAGAATGCACAAAAGAATATGATCATAACCCAGCAACAGATAAGTGATCTTTTAGATCAAGCAGACGACTCAGCAAAAGACCTTAATGAGTGGGCAGCAGCAAACCCAGGAACTTGGAATGCAGAGTCTAAGCCATTGTTCTTTCATACCTTCAAGATCTACCAACTAGAAGAAACAAGAGACATTGTGGACTTCGCTACAGCCCGTACTTATGCGGGGAATAAGATAATCGTCGATTACGACTGGCATCCAAACCCTTAATAAAAGGTGTTATAATTGTACTGAGGAAACAAGCCCTTTTTAATAAAATGAAAGAGGTGAGATATATGGCATACAGCCGTGGTTCAAGTAGTAACATCATCGTAGGTGCAGCAGCACTATTTACGCATGATGCAGGTCCAATCGGACTTGATGTAGATGGAAAGATTACTGATACCCAAGCAGGTACAGATCTTCCAGTATTTACAGCAAGTGCAACATCATACAAGACAACACTGTCAGCAGATGATGCATACACAAATATCGGTTACACATCAAATGGTCTAGAACTAGCGTTCGAACCAGATTTTGGTGAAGTAGCAGTAGATCAACTTCTCGACGTTGCTCGTTTATTCAAGCAAGGTATGACAGTTAATCTAAATACATCTTTTGCAGAGGCAACACTAGAAAATCTTCTAGTAGCAATTGCAGCAGATGGTGGAGATTTATCTCCAGAGACAGCAGGTTTACAGACTCTTAAGATGTCAGCAGGCGACATTGGCGACGTTCCACTAGAGCGTGGTCTTGTAGCAGTAGGACCAGGTTCTGGTTCTGCAGCAGATCCAAAGGAAAGAATCTATGTTGCATACCGTGCACTTTCAATCGAAAGCGTAACAGTATCAGCAAAGCGTGATGAGGCTTCAATGTTTGAAGTATCATTCCGTCTCCTTCCAAACGATGACGCATCATACGGTAGAATCGTAGATCGTTCACTCGCATAATACAACTTAATATGAGAGGCTCAATCCTTCGGGGTTGGGCCTTTCTGTTTGGTATACTTATATAATGGCAACCAGCATATATCAAAAAAGAAAATTTTATTTTGTAGACAGAACAGAGATTATTGCTGCACCCCTTAAAATAAAATATCTTAGAGATTTCTTAGAGGAATTTGAACTAATCAAAAAAGCACAAACAGATAATGAGTCTATATCTGTTTTAGTTAATTGTGCTTTAATAGCAATGAAACAGTACGCCCCACACATCAACACAATAGAGGAACTTGAAGATAATTTAGACCTTCCAACAATCTATGAGGTTTTAGATATTGCAGCAGGAATTAAGATTAATCAAAAATCAGAAGAGTCTGTAAAGTCTCAAGCCGTAGAAAGCGGATCAACATGGGAAGCCTTAGACTTGGCAAAATTAGAATCAGAGGTTTTTGTACTTGGAATATGGAAGGACTATGAAGAACTGGAAGAGTCTTTATCTATGTCAGAACTAACTGCAACACTTGAAATAAAAAGAGAACTAGAATATAACGATAAGAAATTTTTTGCAGCAATGAAAGGTATTGATCTTGACAAACAATCTGGCAAAGGCAACGAGTGGGAAGACATGAAGGCCAGAGTCTTTAGCAAAGGCGCAACAACTGATGGAAGAGATATTCTGGCCCTGCAAGGTAAAAATGCAGAAAGGGCTGGTTTTGGAATAGGAAACGGTCTTACTTATGAGGTTTACGAATAGTCAAAAATAAGCCTGTCCTATGGTATAATTGACTAAACCTTATAAGGAGGAAATAATGACTGCAAAAGTTGAAGATAAAGAAGAACTACATCTTATCGACGGAACAAAGTTTGAAGTACGACCACTAAAAATCTCACTGCTAAAGCCATTCATGCAAAAGTTTAATGATTTGCAAGAAGTCGCAGAAGATAACGAAAAATCAATGAACGTTCTACTTGATTGCGTACAGATTGCATTCAAGCAGTATTTGCCTGCAATAGCAGACAACAGAGAGGCGATTGAGGAAAATCTAGATCTTCCTACAGTCTATAAGATTATTGATGCTGCGTCAGGAATGAAACTGGCAGATGCAACAGGTCTTCTAAACTCAATCAAATAAAGAAGAGGGTGTTAATGAGTGGCTGATGTAAACTCCAATATTGGTATTAATTTTGATACCACAGCAGCACTCGCATCTCTTCGTAAACTTCAGGCTGGGTTAAGCACATTTAATCAATCCCTAACTCAGGGTAACGTTGCAGCGATGAATGCCCAAAAGGGCCTAAATCAAAGTTTAATCCAGTCTATAAATGCAACTGGAAAGTTTGTCGCAAGTCAAAAAGAAATAGCAACAAGCACAGGATCTTTTACTCAGGCCCTTGAAAAAAATCAACTGTCAATGCGACAGTACTTTAGGTACACGGCAGCAGCAGCAACGGCCAATACTAAAGTCTTTAAAGGAATGTTTGCTCAAGAGCGTGAGATTATTAACCGTGCTCGTAAAGATAGAGTAAAACTTCTTCAGTCCCAGTATATTCAATTAGGCAATGCCAATGGTGACCTTGTCAAGGTTTTGCAGGTAGTTCCAAAGCACCTACAGATGGCCAATGGAAAGTACACAGACTATGCAACAAGAGTACAAATGGCTGCTCAGCGTCAGCAGTTCTTAAACCAATTACTAAAGCAAGGATCTACAAATCTTCTAAACTTTGGTAAGAATACTCAGTGGGCTGGTCGCCAGTTGATGGTTGGTTTGACAATACCTCTTTCTATCCTTGGGTCTGCAGCAGCAAAAACATTTTTAGAAATGGAACAAGCAGTTCTTAAGTTTCAAAGAGTATATGGAGATCTAACTACATCTGGAGATGCAACAAACAAAGCATTAAAAGATATACAGATGCTTGGAAAAGAATTTACAAAATATGGTATAGCAGTAAAAGATACTGTTGAGATGGCTGCAACTGCTGCAGCAATGGGTTTGACAGGTGGTGCTTTAAATGCACAAGTAATCGCAGCAACAAGACTTGCTGTTCTTGGACAGGTTGAGCAGCAGCAAGCACTTGAGACAACTATATCTCTTCAAAATGCTTTCGGTATATCGTCAGAACAACTTGCACAAAAAATTAATTTTCTTAACGCAGTAGAAAACCAGACTGTTCTTTCTATTGAAGACTTAACAATTGCAGTTCCAAAGGCTGGTCCAGTTATAAAGCAACTTGGTGGATCCGTAGAAGATCTTGCATTCTTTATGACTGCAATGAAAGAAGGTGGAATCAACGCATCAGAAGGTGCTAACGCACTTAAGTCTGGTCTTGCTTCTATGATTAACCCTTCTAAAAAGTCAGCAGAATTTCTTGCCCAACTTGGAATTAACATAAAGGGTATTGTAAATAATAATGCTGGAGACCTTAAGGGTACTGTAGTTGGTTTTGCTAGAGCACTTGATACTCTAGACCCACTCAACCGTGCAAGAGCAATTGAACAACTATTTGGTAAGTTTCAGTTTGCACGTTTGTCTACCTTATTTCAAAACGTAACACAAGATTCTTCACAGGCTGCAAGAGCACTTGGTTTGGCAGGGGCATCAGTAGAAGAGTTGGCAATTTTATCTGAACGAGAATTAGCAAAGGTTGAAGACTCAACAGGTGCAAAGTTTAAGAAAGCAATGGAGAACATAAAGAATGAATTAGTTCCAGTTGGAAAAGCATTTCTAGAAGCAGTAACACCAATTGTTTCTTCTGTAGGTAAAATATTAGAAAAGTTTAATGGCTTAAGTGATGGTACTAAAAAAGTAATAACAATAATGATTGGAGTAATTGGTGGTCTTGCTCCAATTGCACTTATGACATTTGGTATTCTTATGAACGGTGTAGCAAACGCCATAAAACTATTTGCAAAACTTCGTGGTGGAATTGCTCAACTTAACGGACAAAACAATGTTCTTGGTGGAGGGTTTGACTATTTAACTAATCAGCAAACAGAATTACTTGCAGAAACAAACGCTCTTCATACATCTCATCAACAACTTCTTTCTACATTTAATGTTGAAAAAACTGCAGTTGATGCATTGGCCTTAGCATATGGAAATGCAGCCAGCCAAGCAAGAGCCCTTGCAAGTTCATCACCAGGGCTGTTTAACTCAGTCCCAGGACCAGCAGGGGCCGTAGCAGGGCTACCTCCTAAGAAGTTTGCAACAGGTGGAGTTGTTCCAGGCAGAGGTAATGGAGATACAGTTCCAGCAATGCTTACCCCTGGAGAAGTTGTATTAACAAAAGAAGAGGCTAAAAATAATCCAACACTAATTGCAGCAATTCAAAATGGATCAGTAATGAAGTACAACGGTGGAACTGGAAAATCACAAACTGCAGGTCAATCTTCTAAGGGAGTGGCGTTTGATGTTGGTGGTCAGCAACTTCGTTTAGCAATAAAGCCAGAATCAGAAAAAAATGTTACAGCAGTAACAAACCTTGTAAAAGCAATGCAAGATGGATCAATGGGTGTTGAAAATGGAGCAGACGTTCTTCAAGAAGTTTTTGCAAGATTAGCAAAGGAAGGAAAGGTAAAACTTGAAACCTTCCTTGCAGAATTAAGAATTGTAACAGAAGAAATGAGTGGTGTCACTTTAGCATCTAATCAAATTAATGAGGCATCAGGTTTTACAGGCAAGGATAAGATTGCGGGTCACTCAGCAGGAGAATCTGAAGGAGGAGGCAGCAGTGTAAGAGATGATATGTACGCAGCAGGTCGTGGTGCAGAATATGAAAGAATGCAAAAAATTGCCAATGAGTCTGGAGATAGAATAGATCAAGTTCCTGGTATGAAGCCACTTCAAAGACCAGATGCAGATCCATCAAAGGGTAAAAAGGGAAATGTTCAGTTAGACAGAGGCCATATTGCTTCTCCTGGTGCAACAGCAAAATCAGTTTCTGAAGGATGGGACCCAGACTTGTGGGATATCTCAACCCACTCAGAAAATGAACTATCTGAAATGCTTGCGCCTAAGCAAAATGAAGACGGCACAGAAAAAGCAAATGCAGCAAGAGATCTTTATTTTAAAAAATTAGAGGCACTTGAAGCAAAAAAAGAAGCAACAACAGAACAAATAAATTCTATAAAAGAAAAAATTCTTGTTAATGGAGCATTGAACGAAGAAGAACTTCAGATCCAGGCAAGAGTCCTTCAATCAATGTTGGATGACACAGAGTTTATGGCTAAAGAAACAACAGGAAAGAAAGGCAACAAAGGAACTGTTGCAACCCCTGGATTTAAAAGAGCAGCAACAGCAACAATTTTTGATGCTGAAGGCCGAGCAAAATATCCTAAAACAGACATTGCAGATCCAAGATCTAAAGAAGAGCGTGTTGCTTCTGGAATGGCAAAAGTTGAAAAAAGAAAAGGAAAGTTTAATGAAGACGGTGGCGATAGTTTTGTCCCACTATCAGAAGCCGAAAAGAAAGCAAGGCTTGATTCAATCACAGTTGCTAAAGATGTAGACGCAGATCTTACTGCTGCAGAAAAGAAAGCAGAGACAGCATCACCATCAAGACGAACTAAGCGTCTTGGAAAAGACATTGCAGATGGTCTTGCACAAGGAATAGAAGAAGGAACTCCTGGAGTCAAAACAAAGTCTTCACAACTTACTGATGCAGCACTACCATCAGCAGCAGAAACACAAGCAAGAGTTGGCAAGATGGATCTTGGAAACAAGGCATTCTATGATGACATTAATACACCAGAGATGCGTGATGAAAGACAAGTTCTTAAGTCTTTAGATAGACAAAGAAGAAAGCGTGGGGCTAAGGGTTCTGTAGAACTTCCAGCAGATAAATCATCAGTCAAGTCTAAAGTTCGTTTAGCAAAGAAAACACAAGTACAAAGTCAAGAGATTGCCAAGGAAACAGAAAATGTAGCAAAATCAACTGTTCTTGTTGCAGAAGAAACAGATGAATTTGCAAATGTAACTCAGGCTGCGGTAGATGCTCAAACAACAAATACATCAAATTTGATCACCACTAACCAACTAACCGATGCAGCAAATAACAATCTTGGTCAGATGCTTCCAGCAATGGACAAAGCAGGAGTTGCCCAACAAGATCTTGCAGATTCTTCGGCAAATATTGCAAAGACAAATGATCAAATAGACGCAGAAAAGAAAGAACAGTTAGCACAACTAAAATCATATAACGCTCAAGAGGCTGCACGTATGGCAGCAGAAAATGGAATTGTTCCACCAGGAAGTCAGACAGGGAATGAAGAGTTAGGCAAAAACAGAATGGGATCTGTTGCTGCATATGAAGAAGCGTCTACTTATACCAGAGATAAAAATGGAAAAATACTGTTTGATCCAGAGCGAGATGCAAATGGCAAGAAGCAACCAACAACTCTTTCAGCAAAACAAATTAAACAAAAGAAACGTGGCATGCGTAGAGAGAAGGTTGGTAGGACTTCTGGAAAGGTGTCAGGAGGGCTTGGAACTGCAGCAATGGTTGCGGGTATGGCAGGAGCACCACCAGCAGTTACAGCAGCCCTTGGAGGCGCAGCAACAGTAGCACAGTTTGCTCCAATGCTTGCTGGTCTTACTGGTCCACAAGGCATTGCTGCTGCAGTTGTTGCAGTAGGAGCAAGCCTTTATTTATTAAATAGACACTTCACTGCATCTGCCAGAGCACAAGCAAAATTTGTAAAAGATATAACCGCAACAACAGATAAGATGAAAAAAATTGGTGAGTTTACTGGCACAGTTGGTGCATCTGAGATCATGGCAAAAAGAGCAGAGGCTGGCTTTAGTGGTGGATATATCCCAAGAGAAAGAAAGGGACAAGAATTTGGAATTACTTTTTCTGAGGGAGAAGTTGGAAAGCAGATGGCTGCATCCTTTGTTACCAGCATGGAAAAGTTTGGATCAAAAGAGGCAGCAAAGATATTTGGTTTGGAGTTAGCAGCATATGTAGCAGACGGAGTTTTGACTGCAGAACAAGCACAAGGAATAGCCTTTGCAATTGGATCAAAGTTTAAAGATCAAAACATAATGGTTGATATAGAGGCCCAACTCAGTAATGTAATCGGAATGAATGGGGAAGACCTATCAAGAGATCCACTAGAACTCAGATTAAGACTTGTCTCAGAAGGAAATAGGCAGGTACAAAGAGAAATTGATGCCATGATGGATAAGGCAGACAACACAACCGTATCTGGTGCAGATGAAGCAGCACGAGTAGCAGGGTTCCAACTAAATGCAATAACCCTTGCACAATTAGCAGCAGACTCTATGGCAAAATATTATGAGGATGAAAAGAAAGTTTTGGAAACACAACTTGCTGCAACAGCAAATAAAGAAGAACAAGTAAAGATTCAAACAAAACTAAGTAATTTAATTCAAGAGTCTTCAGATTCACAACAAATTGTAAATGACCAGATGCTACAACAGATAAATAGTGCTATTGCTCAGTTTGATTCTAAAATTAGAACTAATAACGTTGGCATGTTTAGTGACAAGGCAAGAAGAGAAAATGCTTATTTTGATTCATTAAAGCAGTCTGTTACATCTGCATATGCTGGAACTGGTATGGAAAAAGACGCACAAACACTTATAAGCAGAACATCAAAAATATCTGATACCGCATACAGACAAGGATTTGATAACACTGGTGGAAAAACCGCTTATGATAAAGGTCAAAATCTTGAAGTAAAAATTAATATGCTTGTGGCAAACAAGTTAATTTCACCAATGCAAGCAAATGCATTTTTAGATTTATTTGAAGGAAACCTTCCTGACCTAGAGACTACCCTAGATGTAGGAATTCAATCAAGGGGTGCTGCCAAGACATCAGAACTACTAGGAATAATGACTAGGTTTGAAGATAAAGATTCTGCCAGAAAGATGGCAATGAATATAACCATGGAAGATAATGAGACGTTTGATAGGCTTACAAATATTCTTGGTCTAGCAAATATGCTAGACGGTAAAGAAATTGATATTGATATTATGTTTGGTGGAGTTGAAGGAGAGTCAAGACTAAAAGTTTTAGATGAGCAATTCCTTGCACTAACCAATAATGTAGATGCTCTTGCAGACAAAGAGATAACAACAGACTTCTTGGTTAATTTTGATCAAAACTATGGAACAGATGTATCTAAGGCTGACTTAGATTTTATTAAAAAAGAATTTGCAGGGGATAAAAAAGGTCAAGTAAATGCATTAAGAACATATGAAATAATCTCTCAATATGTAAATAGTATGGAGTTTGATAGCCCAGAAGCAGAAGAAATGTTTAAGCAAGAAGCAGAAAGAAGACTTGTTGAAGGATACAGGACTAGAGCAGATAAAAGTCAAACTTTTGATGAGTATCGTAATGTTAATTATGCACTTTTGCTTGATGAGGCAAAGAGTGATTTCTTACTAGATAAAGATGGATTTATTCAAACTAGGTTTAAGGCTGTAATTGGAACTACTCCAAAGATAAATGCTAATGATGGTGGTAACGGTCCTGGTGACGGTGGAAAAGAAAAGAAGGACCCTCTAGAGTTCCTTGACTCACTTGCAATGAGAATTAAGAATGTTCGTGATGGAGCATTTGATGCAACAAAGCCATTACAGTCTATGCTTGCTGCTTTTAGTAATCCAAAAGTAAAGAAAGACATGGCTACTGCATTTAAGGTGTTTGATGGTCTGCAACAAAGAATGATTGGTATGAAGGTTCCAAAAGAATTTAGAGATATGATCGCTTCTATGTCTTCTGAAGACTTTAAGGAACTAGCAAACCTTAAGGGTAATAAGGCTATCTTTAAGTTTAAGAAAGATAAAAATGGAAAAGCCTTGCCAAGAACAAAGGCAAATATTGAGGCTCTTACCGACACTGGTAAAAAAATGATGAAGACATACAATGAGGCTATAGTTGGAGAAGGCAACGTTGTTAATAGAGAAGTAGTAGAACAAATTTCTAATCAAGAAAAGGCATTTAAGATTTTGATTTCAGAAGGTGCAACTGCAACAGAAGCCCTAGAGCATGTTCAGGATGCAGCCCTTGCTGCAGCAATTGCATCAGGTGCTCTTGGCAAAGAAGGAAGTGCAGAAAGAAAGCAATATATTGCAGATCTTAAAAAGGCTGCTGACGAAACAGAAAGGTTTGCCCTTCGTCAAAAAATGATTACAGCAAATGAAGAGTTTAAACTTCTTGAGCAAATGCCAAAACTTGGAAGCGCAATGAAACTTGCAGGATTCTCTGCAGACCAAATGCAAGAAGTGTTAAATGATCCAGCACTTGCAAAGAGTTTAATTGAAGATCTTAAAGATGGAAAGGTTGACTCTAAGGAAATAGCAGACTACCTAAACTCTATTGAGGCTAGAAAGATTATTGATATCCAAGTAAACTATAACTCTGGAAAATTCTCTGAGTCTGCCCAGCCTGGTATGGACCTTGTAGATGAGATGTTCTCTGTTCAAGAAAGCATGCTAAGAACTGGTGCTGATCCAAAAACAAACGGTATGGTTAAGACATTGCAGGCTAATGAAGAAAAGTTAATAGACCTAGAGTTAGCAGCCAAGCCAATTAGAAAAGAAATCGAATTGCTTAATCGTGAGATTAGGAACATAGAGCAAGAGATTGAGAAGAATTACACAAGACCTATAGAAGGATTACAAGAAGAGATTAGCGACCTAGAACGAACACTAGAAATAGATCCAAAATTTGGTGATCGTGCTATGGAAGCAATCAATAAGCAAAATGCTAAGATGTCAAATGATGCTGCAATCATGGCGAACCAAGCAGAAACAATTAATGATAAATATGACAAGCAGGCAGAGGCTCTTGCTAAGGTTGCAGAAATAAATGAAGATATTTTAAATCAGCAAAAGAGCCAACTTGATATTGCAGGTGCTTTAACTAGCGGAGACATTTCAGCAGCAGCCAAGGCAGCACAAGAAGCCCGTGCACAGTCAGCACAAAGATTTAGTGGTTCTTTATCTCAAGCATTAGACCAATCCAGAGCAAATGAAATTGATGGGCTTAGAGGAGCAGAGACTGGCTTCTCTCAAAAAGAGATTGATCAAAAGCAGTTTGAAAATGCTCAAGCACTTTACAAAATGGAGAACGATCCAGCACGACTTAAGATTGTTTCAGATATCAGAGATAAGCAAGATCAGATTTACAAACTAGAAGAGTTGCGTGAAAAGAAACTTGCCGATATTCAAATAAAACAAGATCTCATTCTTAAAAAACAAATAGAGCAACTTCAACCACTAGAAGATCAGATTGCAGACATTACATATTCAAATGAACTGATACAGGCACAGATAGATAAGTATGTCAAGGGCATAGAAGTTCTAGGAAAAACCCAATCAGAGTGGGATGCAGTCAAGGCTAAGATTGACGCAAACACACTTGCAGGTAAAAACTTTGATGCCCAACTTGGAGCATTGCTTGCTTCAACAGATGCAATTGACAAGAAGTGGCAAAGCATTCTTGATAAGTTGGCAGCATATAATGGAATACCACAGGGAGTAATTGACGCCAAGACCCAGGTTGAACAAAATGGTGCATCAGCAGATGCACAAGTAGCAGCAGATAAAGCAGCAGCCGATGCAGTCATAATTGCAGCACTAGATAAAGCAATAACAGGAAAAGATGATGGATCTCCAACAGCATCTGCCAATGCTGTTGTATCTAGCACAGTACCAACACCAGTTAAGGCACCAGTAAAAACAGCAGTAACTGTCAAGTCTGGAGACACACTTTCTAGCATTGCAAAAGCAAACAAGACAACTGTGGCAGCACTGCAGGCTGCAAATCCTGTATTAATGAGTAATCCAAAATATAATGATGGAAAAACAATATTCTCAGGAACAAAAATTACAATCCCTGCTCCTAAAGCACCAAGTGTTGGTGGTGGTGGCGGATCAAGCAGTATGATGTTTAAGTCTAAGGGTGGACTTATACCTAGGTATTTTGCTAGAGGAGGATTTGCAAGAGGAACAGATACTGTCCCAGCGATGCTAACTCCAGGAGAGTTTATTGTTAGCAAGTATGGTGTAGATTCTTACGGTGCAGATAATCTTAAAAAGATAAATAACGGAGATGCACCTGTCGGAGCAGTGTATAATAATACATATACGCTAACTGTTAACGCAAAGACAAATGCTAATCCAAATGAAATTGCACAGGCAGTAATGTCAACAATTAGACAAGTTGACGACAGAAGAATTAGAGGGGTGTCATTAAATGGTCGATGAAGTAATAGATCCTAGAGTCACATATATGCTTGGCCGTAAAAAATATAGAAGACCAAGCGGTATGCTGTGGTCAGAAAATAGTGGCACACTGCAAAACGAAATCTATGTACCTAATGGTCATGAGGTAGGGGCAGATCCGCTAGGAGTTGAAGACTCGTCACTAATAGATCAGTTCTTACTCATCACTGACGATAACAGACAACCACTACAGTTTAAAAATGAAAGAATAGAAAAAAGAGAAAGAATGATTAATGGGCGAATGAGATCTTATCATATTGCTGACAAACTTACTTTAAGTACTAGTTGGTCTCTAATTCCTTCTAGGTCTCACGAGGATGTTCCAACATTTGATACAGAAAGTGGCTCGTCTCCAAAAAAATCATATACAACAGATGGCGGAGCAGGTGGTGCTGATATGCTAGAGTGGTATGAAGCACACAAGGGATCTTTTTGGGTATTTCTTGCTTACGACAGAAAGGGTATATTTAAAGGACAGCCAGATGCTTATGATAACCTACAGGAATACAACCAACTAATTGAAATGTTTATTAGTGACTTTTCTTACTCTGTTGAAAAACGAGGAAACAAGTTTGACTATTGGAATGTCTCAGTAATTTTGGAAGAAGTATAATGTTTGAAGACAAAGACCTACAATCATTTTTAGAGACTGCTGATACTGTTAGAACTAAGTCAGCAGTTATTGCAGAACTAAATATGAATAGAACAAATAATATTAGGCATATTGGAAACTATAGATACAGACCAACACAGACATCGTCAGTCTATTCTTCTTTACCAACAAGTTTTGACATTAATGACTCTGGAAATTTTTATACAGGAGCAACTGACGCAGATGTTTCGATTGATGGCACTTTTGAAAATGAGACTACTCCAACTCCCTTTTTAAGTAAAAAAGAAAAAATACAGACCCTATACTCGCTAGAGAGTTGTTTTGAAAAATTTAGACCAAGGTCTGGAATAAATAAGGCAGTATATTTTGAAAATGTAAAACTTCATCATCCTAATATGTTTATGGCAGATAGACCAAGGTATTATATGCCAGAGAAAAAAGACAAGTTTAAGTACTGGACATCTTATAGAACGGAGTCTGGTAAAGAATATGGGATTTCATCAAACGTAAATGGTACTCAGAATTATATTGAAGACGCTTGCCCTTTTGTGGTTTATAAAAATAAAGTGCCAACAAACAGGGTTGTGCTCAAGATGCAAACGCATACTGGAACTGAAGACCTGGGACCATTCTCATCTTCAACAGGCTCTTTTATTGATCCATTTTACGGAGAAGTAAATCAAAAGGTTCCAAGTAAGTGGAAGATTCAATTCTTAAAAGATAATAATTGGCAAGATGTTATTTCTTTTAATTCATCAAAAAGAAGAAAAGATGGTTCTGCAATTATCAAGAGCGATGGGTATGTTGAAATTGCTTATGGGTTTATTGTTCCAGATGAATGGGTAGACACATTTGTATTTGCAGAGACATACTCAAGCGATATTCTTCTTCCTGAAAAGTCTGTGTTAGGCTATGCATATCTTATAAAAGAAAATAGCAGTGATGTAGGAAAGTATCATATATGGAACGGAACTGGCTACACAGTAGTAACTCCAAAGTATGGATGGTATGTTCAGGATGAAACTGTTGACAGACTGACTAATTTTCTTACAGATGCAACATCTCCAGATCAGTTTGTAAACTCACTAAACAATAAGATTCAGTACAGGGAGTTTGAATACATATCTGGAATTAGAATTGTTGTAGATTCAATGACCTCAAAAGACTCAACATTTGACCTTATTGAAATATCTCCTAGACTCACTATGAACCTTTCTGATAAAGTTATAAATTATTCAATCAATAAAAGTGCTTCTGACTTAGGACTAAGCGGTTTGCCTGTTGGCCAATTAGTTGCATCAAACGGAAGCGTTAATATATTTGATCATGACCAAGCATTTAATGATAATAATCCGTTAAGTATTATAGCAAAGTATGTAGACAGTCATGTACAGTTTAAGTTTTATGAAATTATTATAGATGTTAATGGTTGGGACTATTGGGTTCCAATGAAAACATTATACTCAGACTCATTTCCAAAAGCAGATTTAGAGAATAAAAGAATTGCAATATCTTTAAGGGATATGTATTGGTACTTAGAATCACTTACGGCACCAGAAATATTGATGACAGAGGTTTCTGTTAGTTCTGCAGTATCTCTTTTGTTAGACAGTATTGGATTTTCTAATTACACATTTAAAAGAGTTTCAGGTGAAAAAGAAATGATTATGCCATTCTTTTTTGTTGCTCCAGATAAAAGTGTTGCACAAGTACTACAAGACTTAGCAGTATCAACACAGACAGCGATGTTTTTTGACGAATACAATAATTTTGTTATGATGAGCAAAGACCATATAATGCCAACCGTTGCACAGAGACCTACGACCTTTGCTCTTAAGGGGACTAATGATTTATATCAAGACAAAGAAATAAAAAATAAAACATCAGACAACTCCAAATTAGCAAATATTATTTCAGTTTCAAACGAATCAAACTCGGTATACAACGGAGGGTCGATAAATTATACTGTAAGACATATTCAAAGATCTATTGGAACTCTAAGACAAGCAAGTCTTTTAGAAGATGAAAGAATGTATGTGTATAAGCCAGCCCTTCTTTGGGAGGTCTCTGGTACTGAAAATACAAAGTCAATAAACAATGAGGTTGGAACACAGTCTTCTTATGTCCTTGCTGCCATACCTTTAAATTCTAACCTATCAAAAAATGTTCCAGAAGTAAAAAACGGCATAGTAATAAATAATACATTTAGCCTTGGAGAAGCCATATACTGGATCACCAGATACAACGGGTATTTCTACTCTGGTGGAGAAGTAATAAAATATGATGCAGTTCAATATAATGTTACTGGGTTTGGCAATGTTTGGATATCCTCCGTTGAAGAGTACCAGAATTATTTCTCTAAATTGCCATTTAATGGAAAGATCTACCCTACTGGCCTTGTAAGGATTTACTCTGTTCCTAATTACTTTGAGCAAGAAGGAGTTATCAAACTTAAGAATGGTCCAGTAGCAAAGCATGGTCGTGGTCAGTTTGGAACGACAGTTGTAGAACATTCTGCTGGAATATCTGATTACTGGAAATCTGATGATAACGTAAAGGGCTGCTCTATGGCCTCAGAATATTTGTTTGAAACAAAAACTGATTCTCCAGTAACCACTGTTGCATCAGCAGGAAAGACATTGAGTACTGGCATTTCATCAGATGCCTTAGCAAGAACTTCAACAAGAACAGGACTTATTAAAAATTTCTTATCAACTTCTTTAACAGGAGAAATAACCACAAAGACTCAACAAGTTCCTGGCTCTGTGCAGTCATCAGCCTTTTGTTTAAATGGACCTAACTTTACAACAAAAGATAAACCAAGAGATTTTATATCATATGTTCATAAGCCTTTGACAGATAAAAAATATAAGCATTTTGGTACAAGGGTAAGACTAGTTGGTAAAATAGAAAACAATCAGGACAGAGGTCAGACTGCTAATGGTGCAGCAGCATACTATACTGTAAACGGATCTACACCAGATAGAAATGTTACAATTTCTGGAGGCTCTGCTGGAATAGCAGTAATGCTAAACCCAACTACCAACGTTGGTTATTATTTTGAAATTGCAGCCCTTGGTCTAAACAAACTATCAGAAAAACAAAAAGAAGATGTCCAAAATGTTTTATTTTATAAGATTAAGTCTAATGAAGGAAAGGCAATCCCAGTCTTACTATATAAGGGTTTGGCTAAGATCATTGTAGATGACGGTAAATTTACAGGCCAGTCAAGGCTGTTTGCTGAAGAAAATCCGACGGTATATGACTTAGCAGTAGAGTATGAAAACATAGGGAAAATAAGAAGATTCTATCTATACATAAATGGAACACTAGTAAAGACAGTAGACGATACTGATCCACTGCTAGAGTATTCAAACATTGCACTATTTACTAGAGGTTCTTCAAGAGCGATGTTTGAGAATGTATATGCTTTGTGCAACAACTATTCACAGAATACATCCTTTTCTTTAGGAACCGTTTCAAACTCTGTGTTTGGAGATTCTGATATTGATGCAAACAATTCTTTTAGAAAATATGCTCTTAGTGGGCTTATACAAAATACCTATCTTACAGGAGTAGGATCCTCAGAGCCACCAAAATATAATATTTATTTTGAAGAGTTTGGAAGCATAATGAGAGAGGTAGCAGAATTTAATTTTAGATATGATAAAGCATACCCAGCACTTACTGCAAAAATTTCTCCTACCTTTAATAAGGTAAAGGGGTTTGTCGTTTCTGGATTTAGAGCAGGCTCTTATGGAGCAGAGTTCTTGGTGTTTAATGCAACAGATACTCTTCTCAGCCTAGACGAAACAAGCGGAAACTATTTAAGAATTCAGGGAATTACTTTTACTCAACAGTCAAACAACACTTTAACAGTTGATCAGTATTTTACAAAAAATAGTCTTATGTCAGATCCAAAGTTTGTTGCAGATAAATTAATTTCAAATCCTTTTAAATTTAAGTTAGACTATGAAGACATTAAGTTTAGCAGAATGCAACATGGTAAAAAAGATTTTTCTTTAGACGCTGCCTATATTCAGTCACAAGATGAGGCATCAGAACTAATGAAGTGGCTTGTTACAAAAATATCAAAACCAAGAAAGTCTTTAGGTGTTAAGATATTCTCTATTCCAACAATCCAACTTGGAGATATTGTTAGTTTAGATTATAATGAAAATGGAATAGATATTGCAGCAGACCCTTCTAATAGATTTGTTGTATATAATATTGATTTTTCAAGAAGTACTAATGGTCCAGAGATGCAACTATTTTTAAGTGAGGTGATATAGTGGTAGATACAGGAACACCAGCAACAGCAGGAATCCCAGATCCAGTCAAGACAAATACGTCTGACGCTGTAAAAATTGCAACACCAGACCTTCTCGTATTTGGAGACGAAGTTGTTGCTATTGAAGTAATGACAGATCTTATATTTGAAGATATCGGTGGTTTTGAACTTGCAACAATATCCAGACATGATTTGGTAAATGGTCAAGCAGTAACGTATGCACCAATTAAAAATTTAACAGATCTTTATCTACAGTATAATCCAAATAATATTTTAGCC